AAGGTTTGACAGATATGAAGGTTTGTGATAAAATCCCCGCTATGAAGGTTTGGGGATAGGAAGGTTTTTCGGTTTGACATTACGACGCCTTCTATGATATGCTCTATGCTCCACTATCCTCCACATCGCTCCACTTCTAGAATGTCTAAATATATAATCAGTAAGATTAATCTGTGGATAAACCTGTGGATAACTATGATTCAAACCCATGATATCATGACCAAATGGACTTTGCAACACTATATATCTACTGGGTTTACGCTATGATTGGCATATCAGCCATAGCAGTAACTTGGGGGATAATCGAACTATTTAGAGACTAGCCTGTGGATAACTATGTCCAAAACTTTAAAACATTTCTCTATTTTAAAGTAAAACGCCATTTACTTTAATCTAAAACCTAACAAACCATCTTATCAAACCTAACAAACCAAGGTATCCTAACACCTTAAAACCTAACAACTTAAGGCATTCCAACACCTTGACCTGTGGATAACTTTCTGGTATCCTATACATATGGAAAAGAAAATGGGCAAGTATTGGTTTAGTTATGGCAAGATGTCTGGCTTTGGCATAGGCTTTGTAGTTGATAAGTATCACTGGAATATTGATCTGGGGTTCTGGTATATAGGCCAAGAGTTCTAAAACCAGGGTAAATAAAGATTACGATACATCGGATATATCCCCATAGCCAGCATATGTTCCTATAAGGGTTTATATCTTATACTAGGGATTACGATCATCACTTTAAATTCCCCGAAATTTTAGCGATTTAATGTGTGTGATATAATTATTATATGACCCACAACAATACAATCGAAGAACATCAAACAGAGGCCAAACTAGATAATTACAACGATATCTGGTCAGCAATGGCTTATCTTAATATTGAAGACTAGTCGTATTGACTTTACACTTTATAACAGATATACTTGAGATATGATCAATATGGAAATACCAGACCCATTTCAAACCTTTGTAGCCAAAAAGTACTCTGAGGCTAAGGGTCTTATCTATGACTTCTTTGCTAAGGAGTGGTATCTTAAGACCGCTTGTTGTGGTGAAGAATTATATGCCCCGAACAAAAAGACAATGAATAAGATTCGCCTATATCATACAAGAAATGAGTGCCTAAATGGATACTGAACAAACCTTCGACCAAGAGTTTAGTGTTGAAGACATGACTAAGGCCATAGTTGATAAGGCTAAGGCTGAAGTTAGGAGTAGATATGGAAATAAGAAACGACATAGGCAGTAGCATTTCTGGCTCTGGGGTTCCCGTAGTATTCCTGCATGGTATGGGCTCTAGTTCTTCGGTTTGGAAGCCTACGGTCAGAGCAATAGAGAATGACAGGCAATGCATCTTATTTGATTTTCCAGGACACGGCAGCACTCCACTTAGAGAGTGGGACCCTCTAACGCCAGAGGATATAGCCTCGATCATAATAAATGAAATAGACAAACTAAATATTGAAAAGTTCCATCTGGTAGGTCACTCGCTGGGTGGCTGGGTTGGCCTGGAGATAGCAAGTTCTTATCCCGATAGAGTCCTATCCTTTACAGCAATCGCACCAGCAGGACTGTGGAGACACAAGAATACATACGATTACCCTTCCATCCCAACTCTAAAACTGATGAACATTCTTTTGCCCTTAGTTGCAAAGATAATACCAAAAATAGACAAACTAAAAAAGATTGCCTTTTCGCCCTCTGTTTATGATTATAAGAGAGTTAACAATGAATCCGCTAAAGATGCGATCATGGCATTTTCAATAGCCTGCAACTCTTGGTATAACTCTAAAAGGATAAATAAGTTTCAGGTTCAGGCCGAATATCTTTCTAATGGATTTAGTAAGGATATAGATCCTAAAGTTCCGATTACTGTTATATTTGGCGATAAGGATATATCTTTTACTCCCCTCAAGCATCAGGATAAGTCTTTGCTTTCAAAAGATGTAAAGTGGGTTTCGTTGCCAGATTCTGGACATGTTCCTATGTGGGATAATCCTGACAGGGTTCTAGATGAGATCAAACTAAATGTATACCGTCGACATTAGGGATACTAACCAATAGTGCCCGTTTAGGGCATACAAAAGGTTCTTCAGCCTCTATTTGCCGCCGAACTTAAAGACTATTTTCGCCGAACTTTGCCGCCGTGATATACTTATACAATGACTGGACTAACTTGCTCTATATGTGGACAACCAAATGCTACACAAGTAACAACACATGGAACATATTGTGTCTCATGCTACACAAAGTATAATAGGAATAAAGATGCTTAATGTTCTATGCTTTGACTGTGGAGGGATGTATCAAGTGCCATACGGGACAAAGGATATTACAAAGAAATGTCCTAAATGTGAGAATAAATGATATATAACAAAATAAACTTAGAATACTCTATATGCACAGCCCCAAGAGTTGGCTCTTTTTATCTTCAAGACAGAATTCTTCAGCATACTGGTGTATATGTAAAAAAATATCATAGCATAAAAGATAATAACATGATAACCATAGTCAGAGATCCCATTGACATGCTTACATCAAAGTTATCAATGACTGTTTTTTATGACAAGCATAATCAGACTCTTGATCATATCAGAAATAGCGAAGACAATACAAACGATTTAAATATTTATCTTGATAGTATAAGCAAAGTAGATGTAGATAAAGACTTTCATACGGTAATAGATTATAGAGATTTGATTAGCAATCCTTTTGAGATTACAAGCGCCTTAGCAGATATAATGGGTTTATCAATTATAAATAAAGAATATAAGGAAAACTCAATAAGAGAGTATCCAGAGAATAGCCATCTTATAACTAGTAAGAAGGTTGATGAGTATAACGAAATAAAAGCGTATGTAGAAAAGTTAGACCTGTCTGCACTATATGAGTTTTATAACAAAGCACTTGCTAGGTCTATAAAGATATAATGGTAAGTACTAAGACAAACCTTTTATTGCCTTATTGATCATGCGTATTATGCCTTTCCTAGTTATCTTAGACGCATCAAATGTCTCCGTGTAGCCCCCTTGTGGCATATCTTCCTTATTTAGGAAATGTCCATGCTTCTTTGTAAGTGTTTGTACTACTAGGGATTCTACTGCTCTTGCTTTATCCCGTTCGGAAAACCACCAGTACTGTATTAATATCCAGCCCTTGGTCCTATGGCTTGCAAACCTTCTACCGCTTACATCAGATATTCCTATTTTGACAGCCTTATAGACTGGACTGTATAGGACATATAGTAGGGTCATGCATCTATTATACTTGACATGACCCAGAATTTATGAGATACTTGTCTGATGACCAATATAGAAAACTTCATCAATGATCCATGGAAAATGTTTAACGAGATGAGGAAAACGCCACATGAATGTGATTACGATTACAGGCTAGATTCTTCGGGCACTATGTTTTTTGAGATATGCAAACTATGCCTTGACACCAAAGGTGTTATCGAGATGAACGACTAATGAATCAAAAAGAAAGAACTGCACACCTTAAAGCACTGTGGCACCAGAGGAATAAAGAAAGAAGAAGGCAGGCAATAAGGCTTCGTAGAAGTAGTAAGCGACAATATGTCCACGATCTTAAAGAAGGCAAGTCCTGTCTAGACTGTGGAATTGAGTACCCACCATATGTCTATGACTTTGACCACCTTCCACAATTTACAAAATCTTTCCCGCTAAGTAGCACTGGGATGAGAGATAAGACTATGGAAGAAATTATTGCTGAAGTAGAAAAATGTGAGTTAGTATGTGCTAACTGCCATAGACATAGAACCTATATGCGTAGTCTAGGAAATTCTAACTAATGGTGGCTGGTTAGGGCTAAAAAATAAAGAATGCTATAATTAAAATATACAAAACTAAATTATAAGTTTTGCTTTGGAGGATAACAAATTATACAAAAAGATCCAAACATCCTAAATATGCTTCGCCTAGAGATGTACAGCACTGTAGTAATGGATGGATATGGAATGCCATTTCGGTCTGGAATTGTTATTGATCCCAAGACAAGATACAGTACAAACTCTCTTGGATTCCGCACACAAGAATTTGATAGCAAAACTCCAGACTTTATTTTTGCTGGATGCTCTCATACTTGGGGCTGGGGCATTGACGAGTCTTTGATTTGGGGTAACCGTATTGCAAAAGCCAAGGGGATAGAAACCCGAAACCTTGGAATTAGCAACGGAGCCATAACAACAATCATAGATAATCTAGTTGCATATTTTGATAAGTTTGGCAAGCCAAAAGTACTATTCTGTCTATTCCCAAGTTTGGCGAGGATGAATGTTTGGACTAACAGAAATGTTTTTGTTGGAAGGCATGGATTTGATTCTGCAAGAGATACTGCTGTCCCATACCAAGGGGATTTTCCAAAGTATTCACAAAAACCACACAAGTTAGAAGAGGTTCTGACTTCAGAACTTCCAACTCTACTATCACTAAAATACATACTTAATTTTGAGCAATACTGCGTATCTAATAATATTATTTTAAAATATGCATTTTGGGATCCAACAGATGACAATATGATGGATGGCTTACCGCACAATAACAGTTACCAGGGCTATGTTAAGTCTGACTCCACTCTATGGGTTAGAGATGGCATTATTGAGGTGTTTAATGGGTCTAGAGACTGCCACGCACCGTCTAACGAATTGGAGCAGTACGCATGGCTTCATGGAATGGATATAGAGTTGTCAAGTTTGCCTCACATTGGCGCTCATAGACAGATTCACTATTACGAACTATTCCTTAATGAATATGATAAGATTTGTTCATGAACTTTGTTAGATTCCACCTAGAAAGGATTTATCGATCCCTGCTAAAGAAAAATAAAAAGAAAAAGGACTATCTTTATTAGTCTACCCTGCCGTATGTACTACCATGGTGTATAATGGTTGTATGGCATATATCGTTAACGGAATCCCAGTTGGGAATGATCCACCAAGCATAGAAAGAACTGAGTCCTACATGGATTTCTTTCATACTGTTGGAAATTCTAGCGACAATATTAAGGTTGTCCCTAACTTCCTAACAAAAGAAGAAATTGAATACCTGATGGATGATATAGACAATAGACATCATATTAGTTTTGTTTCTCAAAAAGACCACGAGGGCAACGCTTTAACTTATATGCACCAGTACAACGGACTAAATGATATACATAATATTATAGAAAGATGTAGAGAGCAGATTGCTAAATCTTACGGAATTCAAAAAGAAAAGATTAAAGCAAAAGAAAGTTATCTTAGCGTTGTTAAGTGGACGCCAGGAACATATTTAAAGTTGCATGTAGATGACCTTGGTTATGTTACAGATAATCACTTGCCAGTATTAATTTATCTAAATGATGCATACGAGGGCGGAGAGATTAGTTTTGAACTTCATAATATATCTATTAAGCCTAATGTTGGAGACTTTATTGTCTTCCCAGGAAATTTACACTACCCTCATGAAGTTAAAGAAGTTTTGTCTGGAGTCAGATACACCCTCCCAATTTGGTTTACGATAGTTTAAGATGACAGATAATATTAAAAAGAGAATCCTTTTGGATGGTTCTGAGGTAAATGACTATGACTATCCAATAGATTTAATCTTACACACAAGGGCACCAGGCAAATGGAAACTCATTGATCTTGAAACTGGACAAGAGTATCTTGGGTCAGAGATATCTCATGACACTTTTGGTGAACTTCTTAGAAGCAAAGTAGCAAAATCCAAGATAGGGTCTTGGTTTAAAACAAAAGGAAGAGTAACAAAAAATGGCTAATGAAAAGAAACCTATAACATTTCACTGGATGTGGAGAAGACACTGGCAGATAAATGACAGTATTGAGAACCTAGACCTTAACGGTATTCTAAAGATGGCAAAAGAACTAGATGGTGCCAACGTAAAGTCTGTCTTGCTTCCATATGGTCCAGGTGGAATTGATTTTTCTTTGGTTATCCAAGAAGCCCTACAAAAAACTAATCAACTTATCATGACAATTGCTTTGCCAGCATATGGAGTAAGCCCTGATTATGCTGCTAAAATTTGTGAAACATTAAATCGTTTTGCTCCTGGAAGAATTGGGGTAAACATGGTTGCTGGAAGATGGGGAGATGAGGGCAATGGTCCTTCAGAAAAATTAGTGTTAGATCATTATATGCATGACTCATCTTTGATTGACACCCTTGAAAAGAGAGTGGCAGTATCAGCAGTCTGGATGGATAAGGTCATGTCTTTGATGAAAAAGCATCAGTACAAGACACACATGGCAGTCGTTGGGTCTTCAGACACAACAATTGAAATAGCGAATAAGCATTGTGAATATATATATGTAGATGATAACCTGTTGTTTAGAGATCAGTTTAATAAGATTGATCTAGATAAGGTAAAGCCAATAGTTATTATTGATCCACTTATTACTACTCATCCAGACGATGAAAAGTATGTTAAGTATGACAAGAATGCCCCAGTGAGACAGCAAAATCATTTAATAAAAGGAAAATTGGTAGATGTTGTTGCACAAATAAGAAACCTATCTGAGGAATTTGGTGTTTATGATTTTATGATTCATACTGATCAAGAAGATATTAGCAAGTTATTGGATATGGTAAAAAACTTTAATGACATTGTGGTTCCTGAAGGAAATGTCATTGGGTACTCTGATCTGACGGTACAAAACTTTAACAATATTGGAAGTGATCCTAGTAATATAAAGATATATAAAGAATATCTTAGTAAAGATGAATGCAAAAATATTATAGAATTGATTAACAGTACAGAAATAAGCAATAATCGTCGTCTTCAAAATGATAATGCTGGTTGGCCTTCTCTTTCTTTGCTATATTATGATTCACTCGACTACTCAGAAAGATATATTCCTCAAATTCAGTCTTTGATAGAACATGATTATGGTGTAAAACTAAAAGCAAGAAACTCTCGTTTTGCTCAATGGGTACATAATAATAGTGCACCAATATCAATAGATGACATGGGGCGTAAAGATTCAAACCATTTGGCAGGCTGGGTATATCTTAACGATGATTATGAAGGTGGAGAATTATCTTTTATTAATCAGAGTTTATCTTTTAAGCCAAATGCTGGTGATTTAGTTCTATTCCCTGGGAATGCTCACTACTGGTATAGTGTAGGGGCAGCGAATGGCTCAAGATATATCATGCCACTATGGTTTGACTTTACTACATGATATAATAATTATATGAATAAGTCTCAATGTTTTTTTTGTAAGAAAGATGCAACGCATTACGATGTTGTAGTAAATCATGCTGACTACATTATTGCAGATGTTTGTCTGGATCATTTATCTATGGGGCTAATTTCATGAAATACAGGCCACATCTTACTACATACCCAAGAAGCGGTGCTCATTATTTTGATAGAGTTTTCTATAAAAATACAAAGTTCCATATTGAACATTCTCACAGCGTAGACTGGCTGTATGATAGAAAAAATAATAAGGCAAGAGTAGTAATTACAATAGCCAGAGATCCAAAAGACAGCATTGCTTCATACATAGCACATGAGAAAAATAAGTTTTCAGGGCTTGACTGGTATGTCAATGATACCAGAGTCAGCCAGATTATCACAGAGTATATAGTCATGTACAATTTCTTGTATGATCATGCAGACTATATTATAGATTTTAATGATCTTGTTGGAAAACCAGAAGAAACGGTTAAAAGATTGTTTACTTTGCTAGATGTAAGTGAAAAAGATTGTCACCTTTTTGATGGACATTTTGGTCATGAAGACCCATTTTTTGTTGAGTCAAGCAAAGAATTGCCAGGTTACGATAGGGCAAGACTTGATGACTTCAATCTTGATTTGTGTTATTTTTACTATCATAGACTTTTAGAAAAAAAGATTGAGGTATAACCAACTATGTCTTTTATAACAAGCAATATTTTAGATTTTTATCAAAGCAATAAGCACACTCACTGGTATCTGCAAAAATATTTTTCAAATAGCAATCTATACGGTATGTTTTCTCCGTATCAGAAAGACCCTATCTTAAAACAGTGGGATGGAAAAACTAATTTTGTTCCAACAATTGATGAGCATAACACATATGATATAAATAGGTTTGGTCTGCGTGGACAAATTGATGAAAATTCGGATGTGCTTGCATCTGGTTGCTCCCTAACTTTTGGAATTGGTGTTCCAGAAATAGGCAGATGGTCAAATATCCTAGGAGAAAAGATAGATAAAAATATTGTAAACTTAGGAAGCCCTGGGGCCTCTGTAGAAAGTACAGTCAATACTATTATTCAGTATTCTATGAATCAAAAGATGCCAAAAGAAATCTTTTGTTTGATGCCAGATTTTTTTAGACGCAGAGTTGTGGTAGACAAAGAATTTTTTAAGCAAAAACATAACAAAAAAAGAGTTATCGACAACGAATCACTAAACTTAGAGTACTGCTCTCCAGATATTGTTCGAGAAGATGGCCTCATAGTAATGAAGGTTGAAGATCAAAGGTATATAGAAGATGCGCTATCACCACATCAACTAATCTTAAATTCTATAAATGCTATTTATTTTTTGGAGTCATTTTGTGCAACAAACAATATAAAATTGCATTGGACAACATGGGATCTGCCAAGTCAAAAAATAATGGAAGAGTTAAGCAAGTTTAGAAATTTTAAATTAAAAAACTATACACCATTCTTCCCTTCTAATAACCAACTTGGTGCTGGAGACTTTGTAATAAACACATGTCAACTAGGACATAACTCTATATTTAGAGAACATATATCATGGCTTGATGGAAGAGACTATTCAGTCAGAGATGGTAAAAAAACTACAAGGTATTGCCATCCAGGAATTCATTTCCATACGCACATGGCAGAATTTTTTTATAATTTATCTAATTAAAGATATGCAGTTTGACTTATTCCTCTACAAAGTGTATAATTGATATATGAAGACATCAGAAGAACACTGCGAGATTTGCAATTTGAGCAAAGGCTCAGAGTGGTTTTGGGAAGCCCACCAAACAATGAGCGATGGAAAGGTTTGGTGCGTTAATGCCAAAAGATCCTAAAATAATGTCTATGGACTGGCGTAGTCTTGGGTACTGGCCTGTTTGGAAAGACGGTAAAAAGGTTTGGGTTCCAAAAGATGATAAACTATTTAATAAAGTATTGGAGGATACTGAATGATTCATGCACTATTTTTAATTCCAGCATTCATTATGGGATATGTTGCCTGCTATGTTGCAATGACATACAAGGTGGATCAAAATTAATCAAAAAAGAGCAGCATACATATTTGATGTGGACGGTACTCTCGCTAATGTAGATCCTTACATACACCTTGTTCGTGGCTCTAATAAGGACTACAACGCCTTTCATGAGGCTTCTGTAGATGCCCTGCCAAATATCGAAGTAGTAGAAATGCTTAATCATGCTTTCTTTGATCAGATGGATGTTCTTGTAGTTACATCTAGAATGGAGAAATGGCGTGGGCTAACATCATATTGGCTTGCTAAAAATGATATTGGTCATAATGCGCTCTATATGCGTAAGGATGAAGATTTTAGGCCTGATTATGAGGTTAAGTCTGATATCCTAAATGAGATTAAGAAATATTGGAATGTTGTCCATGCCGTTGATGACAACCCAAGCATAATTACCCTTTGGGGTGCAAATGGCATTCCAACCACTAAGATAGGCACATGGGATGGAGATAAGTCTTGACACACAAAATTGCATATGGTATGATTAGTATATGAGCAAACGAGTTAAGAAAGTATATAAGTGTGTTGATTGCAACACCATGATTACAATTGTAACAAAAGTGCATGAACTTCCAGAGTCAATCATTTGTCCTTGTGACAAAGTAGCAGAAAGCCAGTGATATAAATGAAACAGTCTAACAA